ACAATGGTAGTTAGGTCTCGCGTGTCGAAGGTGTCAGCGTAGAAAGTGGGAGCCCACCCTGTCGCGACTACAAGTTCGGCGAGTTGTCGCCTGTAGCCGCGTCCGTAGGGTTTACATCAGTTGCATCCTCTACGCCGATCTCGACATCTGGATTTGCTTTAAGCCATTCGCGCCAAGTAGCAGGAAGTGTCTCGCCTTTGACGCCGAGCATGATGTACGCCCAGCAAGCCATATCTGATGCACCGATACCGCGACCGTCAGAGACTCGACGATTCTCTAGGCGTTCCCATTCGGCGATCGCAAATAGGTTCGTGATTAGTGTTTCTTTTTTGTCTCCGCGTGTAAGCGTAAGTTTGATCTTCATTGTGTTCCTTTCGTCGGGCCAAGGAAGGCCGTTATTTAGGCTGTGACATCAGCCGAGTAGACGCCACCCATGAAGGTAATGTCGATCGACTGTAGTTCGCCAAGTGATGCGGAGATCACTGGCAACGACTCAAGATAGGTGCCTGTCAGAGTGAAGCCAGGATTCGTGCTGGAGTCTGCTGCGTCCGAAGGATTTACGACAATATTTAATTTGGTGCCGACAAGCGGTGCAAGTGTTGCGTAAGTCGCTGAAGCGGCATAGCTCAAAAATAGTGTCAAGGTGCACTCATTATCCTCGAGGCCCGCCGTAAAGGTGTTTGATGTATTTCCGAAAACCGTGTCATTCAGGGCCGTGACAGTTCTAGTCACAGTGGCACTTGTGCACCAGCCCGTGAGATTAGTTGCCCCGACTAGGACTTTTGGATTTGAGAGAATAGTACTTGTTGCAGCCATGATGATTACTCCTTGGAAGTGTTGGTTTTAGTTTGACACATAATGAAGCCGAGAGTGTGGATTAGGCAGTCTGCACGACAGTTGAGACCGACAGCTCATAAGCAGGAAGCGTTGAGCCACCGATGTCTAGGTTGGTTGGGCGCCCAGATACGACCCCAATGTCTAGCGCGTAGATCTGGGCAAGGATATTGAGCAGGCTTTTCTGGGCGTCAAGGTTGCCCGGGCCGAGCGTGATGATCTGCAAGGTGAAGTTTAATTTGGCGACATTGTAGTTGTAGCCGTCTATGGAGTCGATATTGACAAAGACGGAAGGTGGGGAGATGTTGCGCGGATCGTTATTTACTTGGAGCCCTACGACCGTTGAGAGCTTCGCAACTAGATCGTCGTAGCCTTCGTTGAATAGATCTGTGTAGTTAGGTACAGGCATCAGGCGACCTGCGGACGATCAATTCCCAAGAGCTGGCGGATCATTCCGTTCAGACCCATAACTGGAGTTACCCCCATTGATTGAAAGCTGGAAAATTGATCAATGGATCCGCGTTGGCGATACAGCGCGCCACCGTACATCTGGGTTCCGAGGAATACATCTTGCGAAGGGACGGTCGTAAGCGAGTCAATGTAGCCTGCTTCCATTCGGCGTCTCCAGCAGAATTGTGAAGCAGCTGCGGCGCACACTGTAAGGAACGCGGCGTCGGCCGCCGTCGCTGTGCCGATGCCGATCCAGTCCTCGAGATTTGCCGCAGTGACCCATTGGGCAACTTGAGTAATTGTCAGCGTGCCAGAAGCGGCAGTCCGAGCGACATCGGCTGCGGTCTTTGCGTAAAGCACCTGATTCGGAATGGTGACAAGCGGATCAAAGAGAAGATCACCTTCATCGTCCACGCCCATAAACGCATACTGCGGTAAAGCGTAGACAATGTAAGTTCCGTTGAAAGTTGCATCGACATTCGTGATGACAACGCTTGCACCGACTTCAATCTCGGCTTCTGTAAGAAGTTGTAAGACCGCGTAGTTGTCGGTGAGCTGCTTATGTGTGACCGTGTAAGAGGCCATAATCGAGGCCTGCTTTCTCGGTTTAGACGCGGACTGCTTTGACGAACTTGCTTGCGTCAATCATCAATGTTGCAAGATAGCCGCGGAAGGCGATCGTGCGTGACAGTGTTGAAGGCACATCAATTGAGATTGCGCCCTTTTGCTGCTCAAAGATTTCGTAACCAGAAGCATCGCCTACGATGATTGTGTTGGCAGCGAAGTTGCGATCTACAACTACTTGCAAGCCGAATGCAATTCCGTTTGGTTGTCCCGGCATGAGATTTCCATAAGCGTTCATTGGGCCTACTGCTGGGAACAAAGGTCGCTTTGATGAATCGCTCAAGCCCATAAGAGTGCCCCAATAGTCAGGACTTAGGAAAAGATGAGTAGGCAAGTTGCCATTTGAGCCCGACAAGATGGTCGTGGCAGCTGCCGAGATCCATGATTGCCAGTACGAAGGATCAGTCTCTGTTGCTGAAGCAAAGTTTGATGTCACTGTTGCACCTGCAACCAAGTTGTCTGCTGCGACATTGTCTGTTGCGTTTGCGTAGATACGGCCCATGTCATCAAGTACGAGACCGATGATCTCGGGGGTACTCCAGTCGATTGATTGTTCGGACAAGGTCACATATCCGCCGTAGGTACCTTTTGTGACTTGGTTGTCGGTAACGACAAAAGTTCCGCTTTGGAGTGCTGCGTTTTCTGCTGATTGCACTGCTACCGAAGTGTGTGTTGTTACTTCTGGACGAATGAAAACTTTGCCGCCTTGTGGCATTGCTTTAACGCCTACAGCGTCGATGACAGGCCTACGACCAATAAAATTATTGTAGGTAGGTTGCACGATCGGCAATGGGAGCACGCCCGGAATGTCAGTCGTGATCACATTTGGTGCAGCTGCTTCGATACCTGCGCGCATCTCTGCAAACTTGTCAGGATTCGTTACGAATGCCGAGATGTATTCGGCAGGTGTTGGCATCTTGAACTCTTTCTTCGCGGTCGCAAAGATTGTTTGAGTTGCTTTTGATGCTTCAATTACGGCTGGGGCTTCGACTGTTTCGTTCATGGTTTCTGTCTCCTGTTGAGGTGCTTCTTGAATAGTAGTAACTTCTTCTTCTTCTGGGGTGGATGCTGCGACTTGCTGGATCGGGGCATCGAACGCTCCTCGAGCAACAAGCGAAAGCTCGCTGAACAAAGCCGAAGTAATAATCATTGTTCCGTCTTTGTCGTACTTGAACTTAATCGGTTCTACGCCAACCGAGACTTCGGGAAGCGCGCCGTCGGCCGCAAGAATAAGCGCTTCATCGCCGTCGCGAGTGTTAGATACTTTTGCCACAAAGAGCATGCCCTCGGGTGTTTCTAGACGCTCGGTAACTGTGCCGATGACCTTGCTTGAATCGTGGTACATCTGGAGAGTCGGTGCGCGTCCGTCCACTGGCAAAGAGCCCGGGGCAAAGGCCACCATAGTTCCGTCGCTGACTTTTGCTGGAGTGTTATATCTGACCGCTATTCCTGAGATCGTGCGGCGTGGTGTTTCGCCTTCGGCTGCGTCAATTGTGAAAGTTTCGGTAGTAAGTCTGATCATGGTTGGATCCTAGTTTTCTATAAGTGCGTCTTGGGGGATATCGGTTTCGTTCATTCGGTCTTCTGGCATGTCGCCGCCCATGTAAGCCTCTGCCAAGAAGTCGTCTGTGTCGAAGCAGACATAGGTTCCGCGAGGAAGCACATTGTCGGATGAGAGTGTTTCGGCGATGCAGTCGGCGAGAGCTTTGCAAGCGTAAGTCCAAAGATCAATCCTAGATTGCTGGCTGGACTGGTAGGAATATGCCCCGATAGATACCGACAACAAGTAGGACGGTACGCCAAGGATGCGTCCAAGATCGCGTGCTGAATAATCGGCGGATTCGATCATCAGCATTTTGTCAGGTGTTGCCTGTGTAGGTACATACTCAAGGAACTCATTTAGCGCGGCAGTGTTGTTGCCGCTGGTGCGAGCCAAATTGAACTGCGCGGCAAGATCGCTTAACTCTTGGGCCGATAAAGGCTCACCGCCAGTCTGTTTCAGGTAGCCCGAAGGCAATACCGACTGGGACGCTCGAAGCCGTGACTCTTCTACGCGGAGTGCGATCTCTACAGCGCGCGCCCCAGTCGAGTTCAATGATTGCATTGGTGAGATAAATTGCACAAGATCGCGTGGGTCTAGCGTGATGCCGTTGAAGACAACCTGCTTAGAAGGGCCGAAGAAGCACTCGCCTTGCTGATCAAGTGTTTGCACCATTGCCGCAGGTAGACGAGTGAACGATGCTGGGTAGCCGTCAGCGGTACGCGATTCAATCATCCAGAAGGCGCGACCCTCAAAGATCAAGTCGTCAATAGTCCAGGAGATAATGAATTGGTTTGGAACGGACTGGTCAATCCGTGAAAGCCATGATCGAGGAGCAAGTGGAACTTCTTCCATTTCTTCGCCGTTCCACATTTCGCGGTACATCTCCAACTTCATTCCCGAGATTGTGTCGCAGATCAAGTCGCGACCGCGCACGATCACTGGGAGCGTCATCGCACGGGCTCTTCGTTGGCCCTGTTGCCAAGATACAAACGAGCGCAAAGGAGAATAGGAAGATGCACCTACAGCCGCTTTGATCAAAGGTTCAGTCGTAGCAGTAAGTTCACGGGATTTAGAAAAGATAGCCATAACACATGATGACACATATCAAGCGGATCATGGTGGCACTCGCCCAGTCAGTTGCGGTATCCCGACGACAGGCAAGCAAGCGGACGAGTGCCGAGATGATGCTAGTTGGCGATCAATATCATCGAAGGTTTTTGAGAGTTCGCTGGACGCGCTGCGGCAGCTGCTCCCCAGATCATCGTGCGACACAACTCGATCGGGCCAGCCGACTTTTGTGATGACACTGCAATAGATCCTTGAGTTCGTACCATGACCGCGCGACAGACATGCTCGGCAAGCATCGCTTCGCCAGTGTGAACTAAGCGACCTTCACTAATCATGTTTCTTACTATGGGGGTGTATTGCAGAATCTCTTTGTAGCCCATTACGACGCGCCTACGCTCAAAGATCGGTGGACAGTGTGCGTCAATCGTGGGCGAAAAAATGAACTTGATCGCAGGATCAGCCGCCGCCAATGCTCCGACATGAGCCCACAATTCTTTAGCAGTCTCGGCAGTAAAGGCGACCGAGACACAAGTCCGACCGTCACCAAGCGCAACAGACTTTGTTGCAAAATAGCGCGACTCATCCATAGACGCTTCTACCGAGATCACGCCGCCATTAGGGATCGGGCCGTCGTACTCAAGGTCAGGCCATAGGTGCGTTTGGATCCATGACTGGGTTGAAGCGATCCACATATTAAGCGAACTTCTAAGGAAGTTTGAGCGGTCAGGATCTTTGGATTCGGCGCGCAGAGTGTCCATTGTCAGAGTGTGTCCGAGTGCCGGGTTGCCCCACGACCAAGACGCTTCTTGCATTGGGTCAACGGTAGGCGGTGGGCTCCATTCGGCGAAGTAAAAGTTAGAAGGATTGTTTGTATCAATCAGTCGGAGCGCGTTCTCTCGATGTCTGATAAAGAGTGCACTGGATTCGGTTCCAGCGGTAGAGAACATTGCCAGGAGTGGGGAGCGGCGGACGCGCTGGGTTGGGATTAGGCCAGCCATAGCAATCTCCGAAATGTCAAAGATCTCATCCGCGCAAATTAGATCAACGCTCATTCCGTGACCGATTGAAGGGTTCGCCGCGCGCACAAACCAACGCGATCCGTCTGGCATCGTCGCCGAGTTCCGACCATACGACTTGTAGATCGTTGCACCTAGCCGCTCCAAGGTTGGCGCCAGTTCCTCGAAAAGCAAAGTCCCGAGCGTCAAAGTGTGAGCTGTAGAAAGGATCGTTTGTTTTGTGCCTCGGATCTTTGGCATCTCCAAAAGCCAAAATAAAATTAAGCATTGAATTAGGACGGTCTTACCATTTTGTCTAGCGACAGATACAAGGCTTGAACGGTGCACAAGATCATCCTGTCCGTCAGGAGCATGGGTAAAACCAAGCATCCGCTCAAGACAATGAACTTGCCAAGGCATGAGCTCTATGTGAAGCAGCTCTAAAGCCATGTCCCCCACAAGGCTCCCCCACGATCCGTCACAGTCAGGCACGATCGTCTCGAGTCTTGGCTGGTCGTGGTTGATCTCGGCTGGTTCAGGCTGGTTCAGGCCAGTTGGGATAGACACAAGCATGGGGCTCGGGTCTCTTTCCTT